ATGGACTATAAAAACAATTGTAAGAGGCTTATAAAATGGCGTTTAATTATTCACCAAAAATAATCACAGATGGACTAGTGTTGTATTTAGATGCAGCAAATACTCGTTCATATCCTGGTAGTGGTACCGTTTGGACAGATTTAGCTCGTGGTGGAAATAATGGTACCTTAATAAACGGTCCGATGTTTGATAATGGAAATGGTGGATCAATTGTTTTTGATGGTACTAACGATTATGTTTATTTATCATCATATGCAAATAATTCTTTATGGAATAATTTATGGCCAAATGGTATTTCTTTTGATTGTGTTATTAGATTAGTAAATCCTTATAGTTTTTCACAACGTAGTATATTTTGTAGAAGTTCAGGTGGTGCCGGAAATAATTGGTTTAACTTTAGTGTGGAAACAGACAGAAGATTAAGATTTTGGATGGGAAATTATGTGCCGGCATATACAACAACTTCATTAACGGCTGGGGTCATATATCATATTATATTAACTTGGGATAAAAGTAATGTGAGATATTATATTAATAGTGCATTAGATTCTACTACAGGAATGTCAAACGTTTTAACAAATGGGACGGCAACAACATTAGCTTTAGGCTCAGGAGGAAGCGCATTTTCTGGATGGGAATTTCCTGGAAATATATATAATTTTAGTACCTACAACCGTGCCCTCTCCTCTCAAGAAGTACTTCAAAACTTTAATGCAACAAGAGCACGTTTCGGAATTTAACCATATTTATAAGTATATAAACACAATCTTGGATAGGGAAAAGATATGGCAAATGAATTTCGCATTAAAAATGGGTTCTTCTCCGAAGGCAACTCAAACATAACAGGCTCACTTAACGTAACAGCAGGTATTACCGGAAGTTTCTCCGGTAATGGATCGGGTTTAACAGGTGTTGGTGCAGCAGAATATATTCGCAGAAGCGATTACACATCAACAATTGATCCAAACATAAATTACTTATATTGTGGACAAGCCATATCAGGTTCATCAGAATCAGCAGATGTTTGGGATATTGCAAGACTTTCCATATCGTCATCAGGTGATACTTTAACACAAACAACTTCAAGCGCAGCTTGGACAAACAGATATTCATACACATATTCATAAAAGTTATGCCAATACAATCAACAAATCCAATTGTAGTAGATGGAGTTGAATACCCATACTATACTGTGAATTTAGCAATTTCTCCTATAGTTCGAGAAACTAGTGTAGGAGCAAGTGTTGCAATGCGATTAACTCCGTACCGTGAAACAGAGGAAGGAAAAACAGATGTATTGCAAGGACATGATCGTCCTGTAGTTTATTTGGATGTATTTGAATCCGAAGATATGCCGGCTGAAACAGCTGCATACAACATACTTTCAACGATTCAACAGTTTGTAATAGAAAAAGGATTGTAAATGCCGAACAGATGGCCCATAGCAAGTGGTAATTGGAGTAATGCAGCAATTTGGAGTGGTAGTATTATTCCTACGGCTTCAGATGATGTATATGCTAATAGTCAATCAATTTATATTGATACCGATATAACAGTACTAACATTACGTAATGCTGCTATAACTGGTGTTACCCAAGGCGGAATATTTTATTTAAACAACGGCATTAATGTTAATTTAACAGGAATACCAGCAATGTTCCATACAGGACCTGCAGTATTTGTAGTTACAAACACTCCATTAGTAATAATATCTGGATCTAATAGTGCAACTATTACTGGCAGTTTGGGGGCAACTTCATTTGGTCCAAAAATACATCTGCAAGATAATTCAAGCTTACGTATTTCCGGAAGTGTAGTTTCTACAACTAACACATTAAACATAGGAATACGACATAGTTCAACTGGTAATTTAACTATAACAGGAAGTATTTCTGCTAGTTCCGGACAAAGTTCTCATGCAATATATCTTGATAACTCAGGTTCGTTAAATGTATTAGGTAATGTAGGTGGTGGTACTGTTACTGGTGCAACTGGTATTAATAATCTTATTGGTAGTAATTTTATAAATATTATAGGAAATATAACTGCAGGAAGTGGTACAACATCATATGGTATTAACAGTATTGGTATTAATAGTTTCATAAACATAACTGGAAATGTTTCTGGTAGTTCTGGAAATAATGCTACGGGAATTCTTAATTCAATTATTAACACAATTATTATAACAGGTAGTGTTGATGGAGGAGTCGGTTCTGCATGTTATGGTATTACTAATTCAGGTAATGGTTTTATATTTGTTACGGGTAGTGTTAATTCTAGAGGAAATAATTCTGGAATATATTCAACAGCAGCTAGTGTTACTATAGTAGTACGAGGGCCTATTAGTGCTAGTTGGACACCATCATCAAATAATAACGGACTAGTATCATCTGGAGTAACTGCAACAAACATATTCACAGGCCCATTTTTCAATACAGGCTCATTTAATGCCGTTTGGGCATACCGTATGCAAATAATTGAAGGCCCAACCCAATGGCGATTCGACACAGAAACAGCAGGTGTAACAAAAACATTATATACTTCAAATCAACTTCCTGGAGTACCTCAACAAACAGATGTACGAAAAGGAACACAATATAATTTTGGATTAACCGGCTCACTTGAAATGCCTGATCCAACCACAGTAAAACAAGGAGTTGCTGTAGATAATACAACAGGTTCTGCTATTTTAACCCCACAAGATATGTTTGATGTAGCAACACAAACGTTAACCGACTCGGGTAGTATAGGAAATTTATTAACCGGAGCTTCCACTGTACAAACAGTAGGAGCTACCATATCATCATTTAAAGTGTAATTATGCCAACTAGATACGCAGTAGCATCGGGTAATTGGAGTAGTTTAGCTACTTGGGATGGTGGAACAACAGTCCCAACATCATCTGATGATGTATGGGCTAATAACTACAGAGTATTTATCGATCAAGATATAACAGTAAAAACCCTAAGAAATCACCCAGTTGCATCTCCTGTAATAGCAGCAGGTGGTAGTTTTATTACAACGGGAAGTAGAACAATCACATGTACAGTAACAAATGCAGGTTCTGGTAGTATATATGGTGGATTTGTAAACTATCAATCAATCTCATCAGTGTTAATAGTTACAGGAAGTGACAATGTTAATATAGTTTCTGATATTATGGGAGGTTTATTACCCTCCCCATATGGGTATGCAGTAACCATAGCAAATACTGGTACGGTAAACATAACAGGTAGTATTGCTGGTTACGTATTTGAAGGTGTATCAGTTACAACAGTATCTGGAGGAACAATAAATATTTCTGGAAGTGTTAGAGGTAATTATCTGCGATCGGGGGGTGGAGCTAATAGTGTTGGAATGACAGTATATGTTACTAAAACAATTAACGTTGTTGGTGATGTTATAGGTGAACCTCTTGTTAGTGGAATAGGAATTTCCACCGGAGGAAGTGGTAATATAATTTTAGACGTTAAAGGAAATATTTATACTCGAGGAGCTAACCCAGCCATTAGTCATGTATTTGGTACATCAACTATAACAATTACTGGGAGTATCTACCAAATCCCCGGTTCTACAGCAACATCCGTTTTATCTATTGGCGGTACATCTTGCAATATAAATATTTCTGGAAGTATAACAGCAGGAATTGCTGGAAGTGGTATAGTGCACTCTACCCTTGGAACCTCAAATTTAACAGGACCTATTTCAGCATCAGTAACAGTACCAGGCATACAATTTTCAAATGCATCCCACAATTTAAGCGCAACTGGTCCATTTTATAACGTAAATAATCGCAATGCTGTATATTCTCCTAACCTAAGATTACTTTCGGGCTCAACTACAACTTGGACTTTTGACACAGAAACATTTGGAGAACAAAGAACACTATACACACAAAATTATCCAGGTAATTTCCCTGCTGCCTCAAACGTAAGACAAGGAACAGTATTTGGAGATACAAACCAATTTACAGGAACAGTAGCAATACCTCCTACTGGCTCTGTATTTAAAGGAGTACCTGTAGATAATACAACAGGTTCTGCTTCATTTGATACACAAAGTGTATGGGGTATAAACACAAATAATTTAACAACAACAGGAAGCTTAGGAGCACGTTTACGTAATGTTGCAACAGTTGCAACCGATGGTGCTGCAATAGCTTCAAAAGGAAATTTATAAAATATGTCATATATTAGATATGCAGTTCAAAATGGAGTATGGAGTAGTGGATCTACTTGGGATAATGGTACAGTACCATTAGACGATGATGATGTGTATGCTGATGGAAGAACCATAACAATCAATCAAAACATCAACGTATTTAGAATTACTAATACACCTAGCCCATCCCGTTTACCAGGAAATGTAATACCTATCATGACTTCAAACACAACACCAGAAGGTGCTGTATCTGCAAGTAGTTTTAGTGGTACATTATTTCCATGGCGTGCATTTGATAATAGTTATTCAACATGGTGGCAGTCTGTAACAGCAAATTCAGCTTCAATTGCATATCAATTTTCTTCTGGAAAAGTAATTAAACAATATGCATTTTATTCACATGCTACAAATGCCCAAAACATTAGAAATTGGTTTTTTGAAGGAAGTAATGATAATATAACATATACTATTATTGAAACAGTTACAGGATTTACAACTGCTATCAATACATGGTATGTAAGGGATGTATCTGCAAATACAACATCATATACTTGGTATAGAATAAGAATAGAAGCAGTACAAACCCTAGGAAATCTCCCTACAATACCGCAAATTAACATGACTGAACTTACTAGCTCAGCCTATTCAACGGGTAATAGTGGTAGCTTTATTTCTGGAGGGGACATACAAATTTCTGCATCTGCACAAGTAGCAGATGGATTTTTTGGATTACATCCTATTGGTGCTATTAATACTACGGCATTTTTTACAGTTACCGGATCACATAGTGTAGGAATTACAGGAAGTATAGCAGCTGTTCAAGGTGGCTCTGTTAGTAATAGATATGGAGTTCTCATTCCAAGTGGCGGAAAATTAGAAGTTATAGGAGATATAATCCCTTCATCTACAGCGGGCGGTACTAGTAATAATATTGGAATATTATGCTCCTCAGGAAGTGTAACGATTACTGGAAGTATACGAGCAGGAGGAGGTAATACTGGGGCTGTTCCTTTATACATCATTAATGGTACTGCAAGTTTTTCCGGAAGTATTAATTCTATAACATTTGCTACTCCTATAGGTTTTGGAGCAGGTAATGCTCAAGTAAATATTATTGCTACCCCTATCATTAACGGAACTAGTACAGGAAACATGCAAGTAGGTGGAACTAATAGTGGAACCTTAAATTATACAGGTCCGGTTATTGGCAACAACAATGCTGGTATTGGAGTAGCAGGAACAATGACAGTTAATATTTCCGGAAATGTTTCCACAATAGGTGCAGCCTCTGGATTAATTTATTCCGGAACAGGAACAGCCACAGTAAATGGATCTATAACATCCGGACTTACAGTACCTGGACTCCAATCAACCTCAACAGGTATTGTTCGTGTAACTGGTCCATTAATTTCCCAAAATAATTACCCTGCATTATATGCTCAACGTACCCAATTATTATCAAATTCAACACCATATTACGATATACAATCAGATACATTTAATAGAGATATAATATTTTATGATACATCATATACCTCAAGTTTACCTTCTCCAACTAACGTTCGAAGCGGAAGTTTATATGGTGGATCAAATGAATTTTCTGGTTCAATGATAATACCTTCAACAGGTTCCGTACGTTACGGAGTACCCGTGGATAATGTAACAGGTTCTGCTACATTGACACCACAAGATATTTTAAACTATACAACACAAAATTTAACAGGTTCCAATTCAATTGGAGCTCGTTTAAAAAATATAGCAACAGTACAAACCACAGCAGCAACTATTGCTGCTTTTAAAGGAAAATAATATGCCAAATAGATGGCCCATATCATCAGGTAATTGGAGTAATTCCTCAATATGGAGTGGTAGCATAATACCTACTGCATCGGATGATGTGTTTTTAAATAATCAAACGGTAACGTTAGATCAAAACGTAACAGTAGTTAGTATACGAAATGCCGCAACCGGCAGTGCTGTAAATGGTGGAAGAATTGAAATTTATAGTGATTATAACATAACAACGACATTTCTCCCCAGTAGACCAGAAACAAATGGGTATATACAATATTTTAATACTGGTTCAATTACATTAACTGGTAATTTACCCCTAAATACTGCAGGTTTAGCTGGAAGTATACGTGGTATAGGAAATGTTGGTTCCGGAACTGTAAATTTTGTTGGAAACGTGTTCGGATTTGATAGTTCTGCTACTAGTTGGGGTATAGGAAATTTATCCTCAGGTACGGTTAATATAATAGGAAATGTTACTGCTGGTCGTAATGCTAGTGCTTTTGGTGTGTATAATGCTCTAAACGGTATTATAACAATAACTGGAAACGTTGATGGAGGAACTACTAGTTTTAATAGAGATGCGGTATATAATTTAGGAGTAGGAACGATAATAGTTACGGGAAATGTAATAGCTGCTAGTACAACTCCATCATATGGTATAAATAATGTTTCAATAGGAACGGTAACAGTAACTGGAAATGTAACAGCATCAGGATCTGCAGGTATTAACTCAACCGCAGCAGGTACCATAAACGTAATAGGACAGTTACAAGCATCAACAACAGCCAATGCAGTATCGTCAACCTCAACCGCAGCAACCAACATATTCTCAGGCCCACTCATTAATTCAGGCTCACGTAACGCAATATATTGCTATAACGTACGATTATATGATGATGTAACAACACGTTACACAATTGGAGTATCTGGTTCAACCAATACAATTACATTATTCTCACCCGATCAAGTAACCGGAGTACCTTCGGGTTCCGATGTTAGAGTAGGAACAATTTATGGACCCGGAAATGAATTAACAGGTTCAATGCAAGTACCAAACCAAAATTCGGTAGCATATGGTGTACCTATAGACAATACATCTGGTTCTGCTTTAGTTAATCCGGAAGATTTATGGAATTTTGCTTTAACTTCATTAACATCATCCAATTCAATAGGACAAAGACTAGCTTCAACAGCAACAACTGCTTCTAATGCTGCTATTATCAATTCATTTTAATATTTATCAATAAATGGCTGATTTCTCACAAGAAAAAAAATATGACTATAATTGGGAAAATTCCAAATTTAAAGACGTTTTATTTAAAGGAAACAAAATATCTAATTTAGTTAATGATGTAGGATATCTTACATCTGCTGGAAGTATTTTAAGTGCTTCATTTGCATCTACAGCATCATATGTTAACCCATTACGTCAAAATGTATATTTAACAGGTTCATTTAATGTAACTGGTTCTACAACACAAATTGGAAATAATTCATTACTAGGTAACACAGTACTATCGGGATCATTAACTATATCTGGTAATACCATAATGACTGGTTCTATAACGGCCACTAACTTAACAGCATCTTTTGGATATGTTTCTGCATCATTTTTAGATATAACGGGTAAACAAGTAGTTAGAGGATTTACCCAATATTTACCTACAAACGACTCTATACCAGTTACAGAAGTAGGAGGTTACATTTACTCCTCAGGATCTCAAGGAGATTTATATTTCTCCCAAACAAATGGAATATTAACTAATGTAACACGATTACGTTGGATAGAAGGAAACCTGTATACAGGCTTATTAAATGGGGGTGTAATATCAACAGCATCTTCTACCGTTTTTAATGTATCATCAGGTTCAGGTATTGTAGTAACACTTAATGGTTCACTTTCATCAGATCCATATCCAACAGTAAACTATATTTCTTGGGGTAATTTATCATCAAGTATAGCTCCTTTAAGTGCATCATATGACCAATCATTTATTGCTATTGAACCTAGTGGATCAAACGGTATAATATATGCTAGTGGCACACCATATAACGATGGACAGTATAATACGTTAATTCCAATCGGAAACGTAATCCACCAGAATAGATCAACTATAAATGCAACTGCAACATATCCTTCTGTTGCATATGGATATAAACAACGAACAAATGATTTTATACGAGCATTCGGTCCATTAAAATTATCTGGGTTAGGTACATACGTGAGTGGATCCTCAACCGGAAGTTTAATAATAGCATCAGGTACAGCATATAGTGATGGCCGAAACTACTTAACAGACCCAGATAACCCTTCGTATGTGACTGACCCAGGAACTACTACATCTAAAATATTTAGATATAGACAATCGGGTTCTGGATGGGCATATGATACTAATGGCGGAGCTGGATATTTATCAATTGACCCAACCCAATATTCACTTAACGGTGTATTAACCCCGGTACCTGGAACTGGAATAAACAGACGATGGACAATTCAACGAGTATACTATTTTCCATCTGGTGCAACAAAAGGAATATATGTTTATTATGGTAATGAAACATACGCTACTCTAATTGAAGCCACCGCAAATATACAATTTGAAGACTTTATAGAGGCACCAAATACAGCAGCAGGAGCTATCCTTTCATCATATCTTGTTGTAAGAAACAATGCAGATTTTACAGTACCTGAATCATATAATATACAACAAGGTGGATTATTTAGAAATGTAGGTGGTTCTGGTGGTGGAGGTTCTGCGGTATCGCAAACTTTAACGGGATTAACAGATGTACTAATATCTGGTCCAACTACAGGACAACCTCTAGTATATGATAATGCAACATTAAAATGGGAGAATAATTCCACACTAACTGCAACATTAATTGGTACAGCATCATATGCTCAAACCGCTTCATATGTTACTAATTTAAACCAATCTGTAACAATTGGAAACATAACCAGTACCCCATCTAATGAAAACACATTAAACATCTACCCAGCCCATGCTGGTGGAACCGGTGAAGGAGGACAAATATTATTAGCAGCATCAGGTGGATTATATACATCTGCATCAATGATAGACAATTGGCAAAATTATTTTAGAATTTTAAGAGGTACAAATACTGGAGGAAGTAATGCTCAATTAATTGGTTTAGATTTACAAACTGGAAACCTTTCAGTAGCAGGAGCAGTAATCCCAGGCACATGGACAGCTGGACAAGTAATCAAAGATACCATGTTGAGTAATACTGAAGTAACTATCAGCACCACAACTATAGCAACTAGCAATTCTGATACAGATTTTTTAACTTACAGTTACACCCCAGTAAGTTCTAATAGTTATTTAGTGATTCATTATCACTTATCTAATTACGATTTTTCTGGTGGAACAGGAAATGATTCGTATATTTCTAGAATAAAAGTAGATGGTGGAGAAATAACATTTTCAACACAAAGTACAGTCAATGGTAACCGTAGCCCAGTCCTTTTTCCATTAACAGGAAGATACACCAACTCTAGTACAGCAGCAAAATCAATAGTTGTTGCATGTCGTAGAAATTCTGCTGATGATAGTATAACAATAACAAATTCTTCAACTTCAATGTGGTTAAGAATAACAGAGATAGCTAGATAATCTTAATATCTTTATTTACCGTCTATCAAATAACTTAATTGCTTGATATTTATAACAAAATACTAAAATGGCAAACATACCTATATGGCCGGGCTCAAGTAGCTTCTTTCCTGGCGACACACCTTTTGGATTTTACGATAATGATTATCAATTCCAACAAGATGCTGACAAATTTGCTAAATTTGCAGCTCAACGTTTAGGTTATCCTTTAGTTGAGATTGAATTACAAAACATTAATTTTTACACAGCTCTAGAAGATGCTGTTACTACTTACGGAAACGAACTATACGCTTACCAAGCAGCAGATAATTTACTTTCTTTCCAAGGTAACTCAACTTCAATTGGTGCCCCAAATGATAGACTCATCTCAGAAAATTTAGCAGGTGTAGTTTTACTTTCCGATCAATATGGCGAAGAAGCAGGTGTTGGTGGAACAGTAACATATCATACAGGTTCTATTGATTTAAAATATAGAGTACAAAACTACGATATGAATGAATGGGCAATTTCCCAAAGCATATCAGGTGGAATTGAAATTAAACGTATATTTTACGAGGCGCCTCCCGCTATTACAAGATATTTTGACCCATATGCAGGTACAGGTACCGGTATGATGCAAATGTTAGATAGTTTTGGATGGGGATCATATTCACCAGCTATTAACTTTATGTTAATGCCTATGAATTACGATTTGCAAAAAATACAAGCTATTGAATTAAATGACCAAATTAGAAAGTCACAATACACTTTTGAATTGGTTAACAATCAATTAAGACTATTCCCTATACCGACAGGAGGTCTACAAAAATTAAATTTTCATTACATACTTAAAACTGAACGAAACAATCCATATTCTGGTGGTTCTGATTTAATTACAAATGTATCAAATATACCATATGAAAACCCAACATATACTAATATAAATTCAATTGGACGTTCATGGGTATTTGAATATTCTTTAGCATTGGTAAAAGAAATGCTAGGATATGTTAGAGGAAAATATGCTAATATACCAATCCCAGGATCTGAAATTACATTAAACCAATCAGACTTAATCGCAGCAGCAACTAGTGAGAAAACAGCACTAATTGAACGTTTAAGATTATATTTTGATACAACTTCTCGTAAAGCATTACTAGAGAAAAAAGCAGCCGAAGGTGAGGCTCAACAAAAAACAATTAATTACGTTCCAATGAACATTTTTGTAGGATAATATGGCACTATTTGGATCAGCTCGTGATATTTCATTGTTTAGACATCTCAATAGAGAGTTGTTGTGGGATGTTATTACTCAACAATGTGTATTTTATCAACTTAAAACAGCTGAAACAAAAGTAAACATATATGGTGAAGCAGCAGGTACAAGACTATACGCAGAACCAGTTCTCTTAAACGTGCTAATTGATAGAGGAGATGCTACTGCCCCAGTAGATGATTTTGGTGTAAGCTATGATCGACCTATGACATTTAAATTCCTACGAGACGATTTAGTTGACTTTAATGTATTGCCTGAAGTTGGAGATATTATAATGTGGTATGAATCATATTGGGAAATAAATAATGTGAATAATAATCAACTTGTAGTTGGAAAAGACCCAGCTTATCCATATAATGAAAATCCATTAAACCCAGGACTAGAAAACTTTGGTTCAGATTGGTCTGTTATTTGTACAGCTCATTATACACCATCTGATAAAGTTCAAATTACTAGAGAAAGAATTTAATATATGCCATCAACTAGAAAACCCACTCCGAAATCTCAAAAACAGATTTCAAATGAGCAGATAGAACCATATGTGTTTCCTGGAACTGGGGAATCTTATGGCAATCCTAATATACCTTCCGATTTTAATCAATTTACAGCAAACGAACAAAATGGATTAGGTATTAATCGTTCATTGCAAACATCATTTAAAGGAGATACTACAAAACCATTTACAGTAGGGTTTGAAGATATAGATGAATCTATAATGTATTATTTTGAGAATGTAATTCGTCCATATGTTATCCAAAATAACGTAAGAACTCCTGTTCCCATCATATATGGTTCTCCGGAACGTTGGAAATCAACACAAAAAGATGGATATTATAAAGATAAAAATGGTGCTATTATGGCTCCACTTATTATGTTTAAACGTGAAAGTATAGACAAAAATAGATCTTTAGGAAATAAAATGGATGCTAATACACCACATTTATATACATCTTGGAAAAAAACATATAACCCAAAGAATGCATATTCAAATTTTGATCTATTAAATAATCGCATCCCGACAGAACAATTTATTGTTAATATTATCCCAGATTATGTTACTATAAGTTATACTTGTGCTATCCAAACATATTACGTATCCCAATTAAATAAGATTGTAGAGGCAATTAATTACGCATCTGATTCATATTGGGGTGACCCGGAACGATTTAAATTTATGGCTACCATTAATTCCTTTTCCACACCAATTGAAATCTCAGATAATTCTAATAGAATAGCCAAATCAAATTTTACATTAACAATTAAAGGATACATTATTCCAGATAATATCCAAAAACAATTAACATCTATAAAAAAATACAATAGTAAATCCCAAGTTATCATTGGATTAGAAGTTGAAGGTGTAGGAGGTGAATTTATTTCTTCTAGACCTAAAAAATCAGCAGTTTCCCTTCCAGGCCCTGCAGAAGAGGGCACTAATACAAGTTTAGTAGATAATCAAGTTTTAGTTTATTTAAATTCAAATGTTACTTTACAAGGAATTTATGTAAATGCTACAACAGCAACTTTTTCTTCGGGGTGGTTAACATCTCCCCCAAATCTTCCTACAACATCAATTAATGATTTTACATTTTTTATTAATGGGGTATTGATTAATAATTCAAACATAGTTTCATTTACCCAAAATAACGGAGTTTCAACATTGGTTATTAATCCATCTTTGTTAGGATATTCTTTAGATCCTACAGATGGAATCATAGCAGTTGGAAAATTTAGTAATTAATAAATATTTATAATAAAATGGCAGCAAAAGCAAAAACATCTTCAACTATCTCTTTTATTGAAAAACCTAAAAGAAAAAGACCAGGAGTCCATGCAAAATCAAAATCTAGTAAAATAAAATCTAGTAAAAATTACGTTAAACAATACGCAGCACAAGGTAAATAATGTCATTAATTCAACCCAAACAATTAGCAGGCCAATATTATTATATTACCGGTTCATTTTTCGGAAATGGTTCTGGACTAACTGGAATCTCTGGAAGTGGAGGTAGTGGTTTTCCATTTACAGGAAGTGCTAATATTAGTGGTAGTTTAAATGTAGATGGTACAACTACTTCTACATATTTTATTGGAGACGGTTCTGGTTTAACTAATTTACCTATAACATTAACATCAGCTAGTGGTTTTATATTCCCTGAAAGTTATGGTGCTATAGGAAATGGAATAGCAGATGATACAAATGCTATCCAAAATACTTTTAGTGCATCTAGAGTTACAAATATTCCTATATGTTTAAATGGTATATATAATGTTAATCAACCTATTAATGCTACTAATACTATAATATTTAGTGAACCAACCTCTAAAATAATATCAGATACTGATGATTTTGTTTTATTTGCAACAGGAAGTAGATCTTCAAGATATAATGTTACTACTGATATCTTAAGAGGATATTCAACAGCTTCAATCAACCCAGTAACTTTATCTCAACTAAATATAAAACAAGGTGACTTAGTTAAAGTTACCTCAGCAAAAGCATTTAACACGGGATCAGGAGAAGGTGGAACTCAAGGAGAAATCCAACGAGTATATGCTACAGGATCAAATGGAGAAATTTATATCTATGGGTGGTGGGAAGATACTTACCTACTCTCAGATGATGCTAGTTTATCAAAAATAACCTCAGGAAAATTTGAAACTGTAGGAACATTAAATGTAGAACAAGGCGGTCAAAATCTCTCTAAAGGTATTCTTTTAAAATATTTAGATACCCCTACAATTGATGTAAAAATAATAGGAGCTATAGATAGATCATTAAATGTAATAGATTGTTATTCTTCCACAATTCATGTTAATAATTATGGTGCCAATAGAGATGGTACCGGTTATGGTATTGCTATAGGTAATTCTACTATGTATAGTACCTTTAGTGGTACAAGTGAAAGTAACAGACATTCTATAACATTTGGAACAGATTCAGATAGAGGTGTAGGATGGGGAAATAAAATAGTAAATTTTACAGGTAAAGCTCACACTACTTCTTCTATATTTGATTCCCATGCTACTTGTGGTTCAGTTTATTTTTATAATTGTACTGCAATAGGTGGATTTAATAGATATGGTCAAACAGTCCCTACAAATTTTCCTAATGGTTTTAGTATAGAAGGAAGGACAACATATATTATAGATTGTAATGTAAAAGATTGTTATATTGGGGCTTCAACAGGAGCATACAATGGATTACAAGAGATCTATATTAAAGGATTAAATTTAGATAATTGTTCAATAGGTGTATCGGCTGTTGGAACAGAAGTACAACGTTTAACTGTTGAAGATATTGATATGTACAACCCTACATTTGATGATAGTAGTATATGTTTAAATATAGGAGCAATTACTTCATCATTTACTAATATTAAGAACATAAAATCATATAATACAAGATGTGGTGTTAATTTAAGTAATAATAATTTAACTGGAGGATCAAATGAATTTAGAATTGAAAATCTAAAAACTATTTATTCTTCCCCTTCAACAGGATCATCAGCATTTTATTCTATGGTTCGTTTATATGATGATAATCCTTTAACATTAATAAATTGTGAAACAAATGCTCCAAGATTAATTATAACGGATAATGGATTAAATTTAAAACAACTTAACTTAGATAATTGTAAAATATATGATGCATTTTCTGTTCCTATAATTTTAGCATCCCCAATTGAAAACATAAATATCCAAAATTGTTATTTTAGTGGTTCACAAACTGATGGATACTTTTTACAATCAAATGCTGGTGCTAATATAACTAACTTTACATTTATAGGAAACACATTAATAGGAGATGGAAATAAAATTAGGGGGTTATATATGAACCCTGCTAATTCATTTACAAATTTCTTTGATTCTGGAAATAATTTAGCCACCACAACCCCAACATCTATAACATCAGCTGGAAAACAACCTGATTATTGGATAACAGAAGGTAATATATATGCTCCACTAAAACTAAAAGGGACAGGTTCTCCTGAAGGAGTACTTGCCGCTAACGTAGGGACTACTTATATTAATTTAAGTGGTGGAGTAGGTTCTACACTTTACATAAAAGAAACAGGAACAGGAAACACAGGATGGGCAGCAAAATAATAAACAAATAAATAAAAATGGAACCAGTTACAACAGAAAAAAAGTTTTTAACAGAAGAAGAATTTAAAACTTTACAAGAAATCCAAGAAGGAACTCAATCAGTAATTTTAGAATTAGGTCAAATTGAATTGGTAAAAATCCAAATTGACCAAAGGCATGCTACTGCTAGAGAATTTTTAGAGGAATTAGCAAATAAAGAAAAAGATTTTACTCAATTGATATTTGAAAAATATGGTAAGTCTAATGTAGACCCAACATCCGGTGAGATTATTAATTTAGATTAATCTATTTTAGTTTTACCATATTTATAATAAAATAATTTATAACAAATGGCAGAAACAATTGTATCACCTGGTGTATTAGCCATAGAAAATGATCAATCATTTATTACACAAGCCCCAGTTCAAGCAGGAGCAGCAATTATAGGACCAACTCCTAAAGGAAAAGTTGGAATCCCTACATTATGTACAACATATAGTGACTATACTAATAAGTATGGTACTACATTTCTTAGTGGAGGTCAATCATATACCTACTTAACCTCAATTTCAGCTTATAACTATTTTAACAATGGTGGGTCAGCTTTACTTGTAACTAGAGTAGTAAGTGGTAGCACTTTAACAGCCTGGACACCAGCTTCATCCTCATTTGTTTCATCATCTAATCATTCTGCAGGTGCTCCATACAATACTAGTGTATTTGTATTGGAAACTCTTGCTGAAGGAAAAATATTAAATAGTGATGGCCCTACAGGTTCAAACGATACTTTATTAAGTGGTTCATCTAATAATTACAGATGGCAAATACTTTCTCCAAACATTGATAACGGAACTTTTACATTGTTAATTAGACAAGGTAATGATTCAAGTGTTCAACCATCAATTATAGAAACTTGGGGTCCGTTATCATTAGATCCATTTTCTCCAAATTATATTGAAAAAATAATTGGAAATCAATATGAAACTATTCAAGAAGATGATGGTGAGTATTATATTCAAACCGTAGGTAATTATCCTAACATATCAAATTATGTTCGTGTTAAACAAGTAAATCAACCTACTCCAAATTATTTTAATAATTTAGGTTTACCTAAAAATGAATATACAGGTTCACTTCCAAAAGCGGCCCAAGGAGTATTTGGTAATGGAAATGGAGATAATATTCCAACATTTGCTACTGGAGCATATTATGAAAATATTACCAATACAAATATTCAAGGATTAAGTGCAAACGATTATACTGAATCTATAGCATTACTGGCTAATAAAGATGCTTACAAATATAATTTTATTACAGCACCTGGATTAATAGCAGATGATACATTTACAAATCATGTTTCTGTAATAACACAACTAGTTAATACTGTTACTGAAAGAGCAGATACCATGACGGTTATTGATTTGGTAAAATATAATTCTCCTATTAATGCTATTTTAACTAACGGTGCTAGAACATTATATGACAATTCATATGTTGCTAATTATTGGCCTTGGGTTAAAACAATTGATCCCAATACAGCTACTCAAAGATGGGTTCCTGCTTCTACTATGATACCTGGAGTTTATGCTAAAAATGATTCTATATCATATCCTTGGTTTGCTCCTGCAGGAATAAATAGAGGAATAATTACTAATGCTCTTGCAGCAGAAAGATTTTTAACCCAAGGAAATAGAGATTCACTTTATCAAGCCAATATCAACCCAGTAGCAACATTCCCAAATTCCGGTGTTACTGTATTTGGACAAAAAACATTACAGAAAAAACAAAGTGCATTAGATCGTGTAAATGTAAGACGTTTACTAATTGAATTAAAAAATTATATTTCTCAAGTAGCAAACTCATATGTATTTGAACAAAATGATACAGTTACTAGAAATGAATTGTCATCTATTATTAATTCTTATTTATCTACAGTTCAAAATAATCAAGGATTAACATCTTATCAAGTTGTAATGGATGAATCTAACAATACACCAACAGTAATAGATAACAACCAGTTAATAGGTCAAATTTATTTACAACCTACAAAAACAGCTGAATTTATTATTTTAGATTTCAACATATTACCTACAGGTGCAGTTTTCCCATCTTAAACTAAATTTTAAGAAAAAAATTAATATTTATAATAAAAAAACACAATGGCAAATTTCACAGCATCTCCTGGAGTTTCACTAAATGAGATAGATAACACGTTTTTAACAGCACAACCCACACAAGCGGGTGCGGCTATAATAGGACCTACAGTAAAGGGCCCTGTTGAAATCCCAATATTAGTTACCTCCTATTCAGATTATCAAAACATTTTTGGAGATTCTTTTATAAGTGGAGGAAACTCATATTCATATTTTACTTCTATTGCAGCATATAATTATTTTAATTATGGTGGTACTTCATTATTAGTAGCTAGAGTGGTAACAGGATCTTATTCCTCAGCCACTAGTTCAGCGGTTATTAATGAATTTACTTCATCATCATTCTCTTTAGAAACAATATCTGAGGGAGTAATTATGAATAGTACTGGAAGTGAAACTACTAATAATGTTTTAGTATCTGGTTCTCAAAATAATGTAAGGTGGGAAATTACAGCCCCTAACACAGGATCAGGAACATTTAATGTGTTAATTAGAAGAGGAGATGATGCTTCTAATAAAAAAATAATTTTAGAAGCTTGGAATAATGTTACTTTAGACCCAAATTCTTCAAATTATATATCTAAAGTAATAGGAGACCAAACATTAAACTATGACTCAACAGATAACCAAATGGAAATCTCAGGATCATATCCAAATAATTCACGATATGTTCGTATCAAATCAGTAAATTATCCAACACCTAACTATTTAGATTCAAACGGTACCCCATTAACTCAATTTACAGGGTCTATTCCACTTGCTCAAAGTGGTTCATTTGGTGCAGCTACAGGAAATATAATAGGAGGTGCTAAATTTTATGAAACTATTACTTCAGGAAATACTCAAGGAATTTCACCTACTAGTTATAATAATATGATTAGTTTATTAGGTAATACTGAAGCATACCAATTTAATGTATTATTTACTCCTGGTTTAACTAACGATTTGCATACATCTCAAGTAACTAGTATAATTACTAATACAACTTCAAGAGGAGATAGCTTATATGTAGTTGATTTAGGTACTTATGGAACATCAGTTTCAGGAATAAATATTCAAGCCCAATCTAGAGATACATCATATGCTGCTGCTTATTTTCCTTGGGTACGCATCATCGATCCAGGAACAGGAAGACATATTTGGGCCCCAGCATCAACTGTAATCCCAGGTGTATATGCATTTAATGATAAAGTATCTGCCCCTTGGTTTGCCCCCGCAGGTATTAATCGTGGTGGTTTAAATACTGTACTATCCGCTGAAATGAAATTATCCCAGAATCAAAAAGATTCTTTATATGAAAATAATGTTAACCCATTAGCTACTTTACCAAAACAAGGTGTTGTAGTATTTGGACAAAAAACATTACAAAAAGCATCTTCTGCACTTGATAGAGTAAATGTAAGACGTTTATTAATTGAATTGAAAAACTACATCCGTCAAATTGCAGATACAGTAGTATTTGAACAAAACACAATTTCTACAAGAAATTCATTCCTTGCAAGAGTAAATCCATATTTAGAAACCATCCAACAAAAACAAGGTTTATATGCCTTTAAAGTAATTATGGATGATTCAAATAATGGACCAGATGTAATAGATAGAAATCAATTAATAGGCCAAATTTATATTCAACCAACACGCACAGCTGAATTTGTTTCTCTAGATTTTATTTTACAACCAACAGGAGCTGAGTTTCCTGGGTAAAAGCTAGAAAATTAAATATTTATAATAAAAACAAAATTAAAATAAAAAGAAAATGGCAATTTTAAATCCTAACGAAATATTCTACACAGCATTTGAACCAAGGCTAACAAACCGTTTCATCCTTTATATGGATGGAATCCCATCATATTTGGTAAAAGGAATGGGTGCTATTTCATTAACACAAACAGCAGTTGCTCTTAACCACATCAACGTTCAACGTTATGTAAAAGGAAAAACTATTTGGAATACAGTTCAATTCACATTATTTGAAGCTATTACTCCTGCTGGTTCACAAACAGTAATGGAATGGGTTCGTTTAGGCCATGAATCAGTAACAGGTAGAGATGGTTATTCTGATTTCTATAAAAAAGATATTACATTTAATGGTTTAGGTCCTGTAGGTGATATTGTTAACGAATGGATTATCAAAGGAGCTATGATTACTGAAGTTAACTTTGGAGATTATAACTGGGATGATGATGGTACAGCAGTAAATATTACAGTAACAGTACAACCAGATTATTGTATCTTGAATTACTAAAACATATTCGCGTAATAGTAAAGCTCCTCACGTAAGTGGTGGAGCTTTCGTTTTCCTTTGGAATATTAAAAATTTGTTATTATATTTATAAGCATGAAATTATTTGTTGTTATATTATTTGTTTTAATTTCTTATTTTAGTTATAGTCAATGTAATGGAACACAATCATTTACTCTATCCCCACTACCAGTAGGAGGAACTTATTTACCTGGTCAAACAGTAACAATGTGTTATACAATGAATGGATATACACAAACCGGTACTAATTGGGTTGAAGGATTTGATTTAACATTAGGTGCAGGATGGTCATCAGTAACTCCTCAAACAGCTCCTGCTAATTGTGGAGGTAATGCAACTGGAGGACAATGGGTATGGAAAACCTCAGTAACATCAACCACAACCCCTATAGTAACAGTAGGACCAGGATACTTTTTTGATTTAACCGTAGATAGTAATCCCGGAAATGATTTTGGAGACGCAGGCTCATGTACTTGGACATTTTGTGTTACTTTAGTAGTAGCAAATGTATGTACCCCTCAAAGTTTATTAATTCAAGTTACCGCAGGTTCTGATGGGCTTTGGGGTAGTTACACGAGTAATAGCTGTGATGCCGTAACGCCTTTTAACGTGTTTAATGGAACAATTAACGCAACAACCCCTGTATTAGGGAATATTATTCATAACTAAAAACAAAAAAATGAAAAAATTAATTTTTACACTTCTTCTAATTATCCCATCAATTGTTTATTCTCAATTGACAACAATTAACCCGGATACAGTTTGTTACCAAACCACAGCATTATCAACTTATACAATACCTTCAGTAGGTGCAGGAACATATACTTGGACAATTCCTGCTTGTGCTACATTAACCTCAGGTCAAGGAACAAATTCAATCCAAGTAAATTGGTCAGCTTGCCCTCCAGGATTAATTAATAATGCAATTACAGTAGCATATTCAAGTGCAGCTGGATGCCCTGCTCTACCAGTAACACTTAATGTGTTGATATACCAAGTTATCCCTGTAATTACCCCAGTAGGACCTTTTTGTGCTAATGACCCATGTCTAGTATTAACAGCAACACCTACAGGAGGAATATGGAGTGGTACAGGTGTATCGGGAAATCAATTTTGTCCCGGAACAACAAATTCATTGATTACTTATACTTATACTCAAAGTGGATGTACATTTAGTGCTAATACAGGAGCAGTTATCAATCCAGTACCAGTATTATCTCCAATACAACATAATTAATGAAATTAATTTTTTCCATATTATTTTTAATACCTTTACTAGTATTTTCTCAACAAACCATAGAGATATGTGATGATGTTAAATACTTTAGTTATTCAACTCAATCGGATATTGCTAGTAACATTGAATGGTATTGTGATGGACAATATTATTATGGAAATGAAATAACAATTGCATGGAATGAACCGGGAACATATATAATAACAGCTACTGCTACTGCAGATGGATGTTCTAGTATTCCTCAAACATATAATGTTATTGTAATTGAATGTGATCCTTTACTTTATTGGGTTCCAAATACATTTACTCCAAATGATGATGAATATAATACAACATGGGGTCCTATGTTTGAAGGCCCATATGAAAAAGATGATTTTCATTTAATTGTACTTAATAGATGGGGAAATTTAATATGGGAGAGCTGGAATGCTGAATCACGTTGGGATGGAACCTACAACAATAAATCAGTAACAGATGGAGTTTACACTTGGGTTATTGATTTTGGAATATTGGGTACAGACGAACGTAGATTAATTCATGGACACGTTACTATAATTAGATAATATAATATTTATAACATATATCGAAAAATGAAATTAAATAATTTACGCGCGTTAGTTAAGGAAGAACTAAATAAAAAATTAAACGAAGAATACCAAGATAAATTTAAAATGGTAGGCATGTTAATTTCCAACATCCAACAACGCCCTCAAAAAGAAATCTATTCCGATATTAGAGCCATTACTGGAATTTCAGTTATTTCATCTAAAGAACCACTTGAATATAGTGAACAAGATACAGAAAAATTTAAATCTATATTAACTGTAAAAGTAGATGGTTATCCTTGGATTGTAAAAGGAGGATTTGACCGCACAAAAATGCAAGAAATCGCAGCCCAAGTAAGAAAAGTACCAGGAGTAATATCATTTAATATAAATCCTGATAATATTACTACTCTTTAATATATGTATATCAAACAATTAAGTTATATAAAATAAGAATTATGGAAGAATCAAAGTTCAATTTACCAACAGAAACAATTGAATTACCCTCAAAAGGTTTACTTTACGCTGAAGGAACAGAATTAGCAAGTGGTAAAATCGAAATGAAATATATGACAGCTAAGGAAGAAGATATCCTTACTAACCAATCATATATTAAAAATGGTACAGTATTAGATAAATTAATGAAATCACTCATTGTATCTAAAATAAATTACGATGATTTATTAGTAGGAGATAAAAATGCCATTATGGTAGCATCACGTATCCTAGGATATGGTTCCGAATATACTTTTGAATATAATGGGGAAATGCATACCATTGATTTATCAACTATTGAAAGTAAACCATTAAAAGAAGATTTATTTAATAATCATGTAAATGAATTTATTTTTACCTTACCACATTCAAAAAATACAATTACGTTTAAACTTTTAACCCATAAAGACGAACAAGATATAAATCGTGAATTAGAAGGACTTAAAAAAATTAACAAAAATAATTCCCCCGAATTATCTACTCGTTTAAAATATCTCATAACCTCAGTAAATGGGGAAAGAGAAAAAAAAGATATTCGAGAATTTATTGATAATTATCTCTTAGCCAAGGATTCCAGAGCTTTAAGAGAATATATTAAAGAGATTCAACCCGATGTTGATCTAACTTTTTTTCCCGACGGAAATAGCAATAGAGTCAATATCCCAGTTGGGGTTAGCTTTTTTTGGCCTGACGTATGATAGAGTCCCTGAAATAAGGGTTTCATTATTTACACAAATACATCAAATAGTTTTTCACGGAAAAGGTGGTTATGATTGGCATACTGTTTACAATATGCCAATTTGGCTTCGTAAGTTTACTTATAACGAAATGATTAAACATTACGAAGATGAGAAAAACAACACACAAAATACATCAAACCAATCAGGAACTAAAACTGTTGTAGGA